TTTATTAGGATCAATTTCTGCTTCTAATATATCAATTATTTCATTTTTAATTGAGGATTTTAATTCTGATTTTTTCATTGTGTGAGTATTTTATTATAAATATCAAGAAAGAACTACTGATTTAACAGTTTTTACACGTTCTTTAGTACTACCTTGAATGGTAGTATATTTAATATCTCTTAAATCTAATATACTTAATATCTTTTTATTAATTTCATCCCTATATTTAATGTCAGTTTCTCTAACTCCATTATCCTCCATTTTAACTCCTACAGGAGACACATAAAATAAATGGTCATAATCACCAATTAAATGTGCTAAAGCTGAATTTAAATAAAAAGCTTCATTAGCTGTCATTGAATCTGATAGCTCACAAAATGCCATAACATCTACAACGGTTCTATCAGTTAAAATTTTATCACATAATAACTCACTTGCTCTTTCAGCAGCAAATACTAATTGACCCTTTAATGTTGAATCCATATTTAATGGTATCCCTAAATCCATTAAATGTTTAGAAC